ATTTGTTATTACTGGTGCATCAACCATATCAGCAGTTTCTTCTGCAACAGCAACAGGTAGACAAATAGATCGCGGACAAGCGGTTATTAGTGCAGTATCTAGCGTTACAGCATCTGGCGTTCAAATTGATAGAGGTGCTGCAACTATCGCAGGAACATCTGGATTTACAGCTGTCGGTATACAAATAGACTTAGGGTCTGCAACTATTGCAGCTACATCTAATGTTATAGCCACAGGTACACAAATAGACCGTGGTGTAGTTATAGGACCAGTTGTATCAGGCATGACAGCTACAGGTAGATTTACTGTAGTTGGTGAAGGAACATTTGCAGAAACCAGCGGATTTGATGCCTTGGGTGGCATTGTAATGAGAGGTGCATCTGTAATTGCACAAACAAGTGGATTTAATGCAGTTGGTGGTCTAAAATGGGAAGATATTATTGTTCCTGGTGAGACTTGGACCGATCAAATAGTAGCAGAAGAAACTTGGACAGAACAAACTAATCCAAGCACATCATGGACAAACTTAGGCGAACAAGACGCAGCTTAGAGGAATTTTTTTATGGCAGATACATTTACAACGAATTTAAACTTAACCAAACCAGAAGTAGGCGCATCTACTGATACTTGGGGTACAAAACTAAATAATGATCTTGATGATTTAGATGCGGTATTTAGCTCTACTGGTACTTCAGTAGCTATGAACCTAGACGGAGCAGTCATTGATAGCTCTGTCATTGGTGGCACTACAGCAGCCGCAGGATCATTCACAACTTTATCAGCAAGTACATCTATTACAGGTACACTTGCTACAGCAGCTCAACCTAATATTACAAGTGTTGGTACGCTTACAGCACTTACAGGTGGTACTGGAGATTTAAACTGGGATAGCGGAACTTTATTTGTAGACTCTTCTGCTAATGCTGTTGGAATTGGGACGAGTTCACCAGGTCACAAATTAACAGTAAATGCTTCTGCTTTTGATGGTGTACAACTTCAATCAGGTGGCTCAGATTGTGGTTATTTAGGTGTTAATACTGATACTGTATATGTTGGTGCAGGAAGTAATTTAATCTTCCATACTGGTAATGCTGGTCTTACTAATGGCTCAGAAAGAATGCGTATTGATTCTTCAGGCAACGTTGGAATTGGTACGAGTAGTCCATTAACAAAAACAACAATAGCAACAACATTAGGTAATACTGCATTAACTTTCCAACAAACCAATAATGCAACAACTAATTTTCTTATTGGTTGTCAATATAATGTTGGTAATGCTTTTGAAATTACACCATCAACAGCAGTAGGTGGCTCAACTTTTAGCTCTCCAGCTTTAGTTGTAAATTCTTCAGGCAACGTGTTGGTGGGTGCTACATCATTTGGTTATAGTGGATCACAAGATGCTATACAGTTTGGTGGGGGTGAAGGAAGAATTGATATAGAAAACAATACTACCTCAACACAATATGTTGTAAGTTTCTATAATCCTAATGGTAATGTTGGTAAAATTACTACAAGTGGTAGCTCTACAAATTATGACACATCTTCAGACTACAGATTAAAAGAAAATGTAGATTATGACTTTAATGCTCTTGATAGAGTTGCACAATTAAAACCAGCTAGATTTAATTTTATAGCTGATGCTGATACAACAGTTGATGGTTTCTTAGCTCACGAAGTACAAAGCATAGTACCTGAAGCTATTACTGGTGAAAAAGATGCTGTTGATGATGAAGGAAATCCTGAATATCAAGGCATTGACCAAAGCAAACTTGTACCTCTTTTAACTAAAGCTATACAAGAACAACAAACAATAATAGACGATTTAAAAACTAGAATAGAAGCCTTAGAAGGCTAAAGGAGAATAAAAATGGCAATTAATTATACTTGGGATTGTAAAACAGTTGATGTTTACCCAAGCCATGACAGTCATTCAGACGTTGTTTACAACGTACATTGGCGATTAAACGCAGAAAGCGATCAACAAGACGCTGACGGTAACAACTATTCAGCTTCTGTTTATGGTACTCACAGCGTAAACGCAGATGATATATCTAACTTTATACCTTTTGCAGATCTTACCAATGACACAGTAACTGGTTGGGTTACAACTGGTATGGGTGAAGATGAAGTGCAAAGTCTTAAAGATGGATTAGACAGCAACATTGACAGTCAAATCAATCCTACATCTGTTACTAAAACTATAGGTTAAACAATGGCACTACTGCCTGTAACTCCACCAGCTGGCATAGTCAAAAACGGAACTGACTATGCTAATAAAGGTCGTTGGGTTGACGGCAATCTTGTGCGTTTTGAAAACGGATTTCTCAAACCTATTGGTGGTTGGACTAAACTAAGAAACACAGCATTAACTGGTGAGGCTATAGGTATGTATGCCTATAAAGATAATCTTGGTGAATCTATACTAGCTGTAGGTACAAGACAAAAAGTTTATGTCTTATACGACAATACTTGGACCGATATAACACCAACAGGCTTTGTAAGTGACGCTGACAACGATCCTCTTGGTTATGGTGCATACCACTATAACGTAGAAGATTATGGCGATGCTAGAAGCCAATCTGGACTACCTCTTGCTTCAGGTCATTTCTCCTTTGATAACTGGGGTGAGGATTTAGTCTTTTGTTTTTCTGGTGACGGTAAAATCTACAAATGGAGGCCTGTTTCAGGCGGTACAGCAGATACCATTGCCACAGTCGTAACAAACGCTCCTACAGGCTGTCAGGCTGTCCTAGTGACTAATGAAAGGCATTTAGTTGCTATTGGTTCTGGTGGCGACCCAAGAAAGGTATCTTGGAGTGATAGAGAAGATAGAAATACTTGGACATCTAAAGCTACGAATACAGCAGGTGATGTGCAAATACCTACAGGTGGTCGTGCATTATTGGGCGTTAAATATCAAAACGATGTCATAGTCTTTAGTGATACTGGTATAGATAGAATGAGCTATGTAGGCTCACCTTTTGTTTATGGTATCGCAGCAGCAGGCGCAAACTGTAAATCTGTAAGTAGAAGATCAGTCGTGCAGACAGGAAACTTTCTTGCGTGGATGGGTGAAAACTCATTCTTTGTTTACGATGGTGCTGTTAGAGAAATCAAATGCGATGTGCATGATTATGTGTATGACAATCTAAACATACAAGGCAGGCAATCATGTTGGGGTGGACATAACTCTAACTTCAACGAAATATGGTGGGGTTTTCCTGTAGGTGATGGACAATACACACCAAACAAATATGTAATTTGGAATTACTTAGAAAACACTTGGTCTATAGGTTCTTTAGATAGGGGTTGTTGGATTGACCAAGGTGCGTTTAATTATCCTATTGCTGGTGATTCAAGTGGTTTTATATACGAACACGAATCAACCACATTATCTAATTCACCAAACTTAAATAGTGATGCACCTTTTTGTACAAGTGGTCCAATAGAGTTAGGTAATGGTGATAACTATGTGCAATGTAATCAGATTATCCCAGATGAAGAAGCAAATACATTACCAGGTGTAACAATAAGTTTTAAAGGTAAGTTTACCCCATTAGGTAGCGAAACAGACTTTGGTAGTTTTACCTTTGAAAATGACGGATATACTGATGCTAGGTTTACAGCAAGACAAGTACAAATGACCGTAACAGGTAGCACAAATCAAGACTTCCAAGTTGGCAATATAAGATTAAATGTAAGAACTAGAGGTAAAAGATAATGGATTTATCCTCACAAAGACAGTATATACAAAGAGCTGAAACAGCGCATGAAACACTTACCACTACAGATTTAACAACATTATATACATCCCCAAGTGGTGATGATTTTACTTTTGCAATCATTGAATCTATTTTGGTTTGTGACCATGATAATCAACAAACCAATATAACAGTTACTGTAACGCATGAGGCTACTACTTATACCTTATTTAAAGAATTTACTATTACTGCTTACAATACTGAAGAATTATTAAGTAGAAGTTTAGTATTACACCAAGGCGATGTTGTAAAAGTACAATCAGATCGTGCTGGTAATTTAACTGTTTATGCGAGCATCGTAGAATATGCAAAAGGCGACTAATAAGGTAGTTGATATAAACCAAGCGAAAAAAGATCCTTGGGAAATTGAATGGGAAAGATGTAAACCATGGCTTGAAAAAGCTATGAAATACCAAGATACCTATACAATTGATGACATAGAAGATAAAATAAGAAATGGTATAGCTCTTTTATGGCCAGGTAAAAAGTCAGCTATGGTCACAGAGATAATACCTTTTCCGCAGATGCTATCAATGAACATATTGGTATTTGCAGGAAACTTTAAAGAATTTGAAGAAATGTTTAAACATATAGAAACATTTGCAAGAGAATCTGGCGTTAAACGATTATACGGTGGCGGCAGAAAAGGATGGATTAGAAAAGCAAAACACTTAGGCATAAAACAAGAAGTGTTATTAAGCAAGGATTTATAGGAGATAATATGCCACAAGCATTACCAGTCATAGCAGGAGTAGGAAAAGTAGCAGGAGCTGTAGGCGCAGTTAAAAGTTTAACTGGTGGCGGAGGTTCGGCTGCTGGACAAACAACAGAAACAAGACAAGTAGACCCAGAAACACAAGCTATGCAACAAGACCTTTATAGAAGGTCGCAACAGATTGCACAACAACCATTTATACCTTATACAGGTCCAATGGTTGCTGGTTTTTCTCCAGACCAATTACGACAGTTTCAAGCTACTAGAGGAATATTTGAATCTGGTATGGCTTTCGATCCTACCAAGGGTTTGCAAACATTAGCACAAGAACAA